TTGTCAAGTTCTGTTGGAATTTTAAAGTATTGAAAATAATCTTTTTTAATTTCAATATCATGCTTCTCTCCTTTTTTGCTAGTGTGCTCAATTTTTAAGTTTGATTCTGGCTCTGGAAAAGTTAAGTCTCTAATAGAAAGAATAACGTAAAAACGGTCCTCTTCTAAAAGGTCTTTATAAGATAATCTTTTTATTGAACATGTAATTCTTGTACATGAATCTACTATTGTATTCAGTTTTTCATCGATATCTAACACGTTGGTCTCATCAATCGTTGAAAAATGTCTAACTTCTGCAACTTTAGCAGATCTAATTGAAAGTTCGGTTCCTTCCGGGTAAAACATACCACCTGAAGGTAATGAAAGTAATGGAATTGTGTGGTAACCTAGGTGAAAATCTGCATCTTCAGCTTTATCTCCAGTAAATCTTTGCATGTTAACTTTTCCTAGATTTAAGGGTGCCTCTTGTGCTGGTTCCGGAACTTCTACATAAACCTCTTGGTTTTCTACAGATTGAACCATATTTTTATATTGTTCTTCTAGATTTGAATCATTTTCTGTATTCATAAATTATTTGTTTTTAAGTTTTTTAATGTCGATTTTATTAAATTTGGTTATTGTATCTGATCTCTTATCTATTTCGGTTCTTATAACATCTCTAATAAATGCTGAAATTGAAATTGGTCTTTGTCCTGTTTCGATAGCTTCAGTAAGTATTATTCGATTAATTAAAGTTACTTCATCTTCTGATAATAGAACCTGTAACTTTTTGGTTAGTTTATCCATCAATATATTATATTATCATTATATTATGTTTTTGTTTCAAAAAAATATAGGGAACAAATCAATTATTCCCTGTACTTTATAAAATAATTATGCTAGAACTTCTTTCCAAGCATCACATCTCCATCCTACTTCTAATGTAGCAGCATCTTTAGAATCGTAATTTAATTCAGTAGTAAAACCTAAAGCTCCAGATATTTGGCAATCTTCTAAAGTTACTGTTCTATAAATATCTCCAGCTCTGTTGAACTGTACGATAACAATAGTACCTACGTAATCTTTTTTAAGACCCATTGTACCAGTATTCGGATCGTATCTTAAGTTATACCATTGTCTCATTGCTTTGTATAAATAAGCTTGATTTGCTTCATTTAAGTTTAATGAGAAGTTAATGGTTACATCAACTGCAGTTCCATCAGGCATACCAGCGAACGATCTAGTAACCCATTTGTATTTTTGTTCTACTGCAGCAATGTCTTTATATAATTCTAATCCTGAGATTGAATTAACGTGCTGTAATAAAAGTGGAGCATCTGCAACACCAGCTGGTGGAAGTATTGTAACTTCAAACAGGTTAGGCTGGATTGGTTCAAAATTTCTACCTTTTCTAGACGTTTGGTCTTGATTATAGTGTGGTAATCCCATGTTAATTAATTTTTATTTTTTTATATATCACGATTATAGGTTACCTGATTGAATTTCTCCAGTATTTAAAACTGTTGTTCTATGAACTACAATTTCTAAACCTTTAACTGGTTCTACATAAGTATCAATTATACCCATATTGTTATCGATAATCTCATTAGTGTTATTCGTAGAGTCCATTACATTTTTAAACTCATAAATACCATTATCTTGTTTAACACCTTGTAAGAATGAATCTGCAAGGGTCTTGATTTCAAGTCTTGTCTGCGCAGTGTTAAATTCAAATACGTAATCTTTAAGAATATTTGCCATACCATCTTCGATGTAAATAAGTACCTCTCTTACGTGAGCAGAAGAAAGTGCAGATTTAATAGATTGTTGAGCAGTTTTATTACCTAAGATAGTTAAACCTGTTCCTCTTTGGAATACAATTGGGTTGTAACCGAATGGCTCTAGAATATCTCTATCACCTTTATCAAAAGAATATTCAACCCCTTTAACATTTGTACCTGATACAACTCCTCTTCTTGGACCAGCAACGATTGACCATGGAAGGGCGTTCGTATATTTGTCGATGTAGTTGTTACAAACATAAGCAGCTGGAGGAACAATAATGTCTTTTCCATTGTCACTTACGATTAAACCAGGTCCGTAGTAGAATGCATAATTTGCACCTTCATTTATACTTGGTAGAGCATATATTTTAGTAGGGTTTTTATCTTGATTACCACCTGCTGCGATATAAGCAGTATCGAAAGCTCCATTCTCATCAGTGAAAGATGGGTCTGTAGATTTTTTAAAATCTTCGATTGTTGGTGCATTTAAGATTGCAGCAGCATTTTGTCTATCTTTTGCTAATTGAGAAAGATTACGTTTGTTATTTAATCCATTCTCATCAAAAGATGTAAACGTATCTACAACATATCTAAAATCAATAATATCTTTGTCAACTAATGCATCATAAAGTCCATTACCACCAGAAAGAACTGATAAGTAGTCGCTTATTTCTTTTCCAGTTATATTTGCTTTAGCTAATACAAAAGTTTTGTAAACTAAAGAAGCTGATTCATAAGATTTAATAATTCTATCGTTATAAGCTGGCGTTATATCAGTATAAACTGTGAAAATAGTATCTCCACCTACAATTGATTTTGCAACTCTGTTAACTCTTGCAAGTCTATTTGGATATTTTATAGGATCAGCGTCAACTCCGTCAACATATTGTCCAATTGTAATTGGGAATGTTGTAGGCTCATCTCCAGTTGCATAAGTTACAGTGAAATTTGAACTACCTAAAGTTAGGTTAGTTGAAATAGTACCATCAGTTAACAATTCAGTGATTTCTCTATCTCCAACAGGAACGTAGTGAGATAGTAATTCATAAGCGTTAGCAGCAACATGTACATGTCCTACAAGATCAACTTGTGTTCCTGTTTCGTCTATAACGAAATCTTCATTAACTGCACAGAATAAACCAGTTCTTCTAGCCTCTGCGTTAATAGTTGATTCAATGTATAAGTTTCTACCTTCAAGGTCTTTAAATCCTGGTAGGATAGAACCAGTGTATTGCGCAATTAAACTAACCTGTCTAAGGTTTGCAAATTGTGCAAGTTTTGTTTTATCTAAACCATATTCTGTACCTGATTGTATAAAGTAGGCAGAATAGATTGGGTCATTAATCATAGTAGCAGCGTCGAATTCTCCTTTGAATACGAATACATCAATCATAAAGTCTGATAATTTATCAAAATCATTTAAGTATTCTGGAACGTTTCCAACACCATACCATTCTCTTGCAGTTAAGTCAAATTCTTTAACTTCTTGAGCCTGTCTTACGATAATTGTAATTGGTTCTTGTTTGATATTCACAAAGTTTATAACGTGATCGTTGTCGCTATCAGTTCCTATAGCCCCTAGTGTAGCAGTATCTGAAGGAACCATGAATTTATCATTATCAAAAAACAAATCATATTCTAAAGTATCACTATTAGAAGTAATGCCTATTGCTCCTTCTCCACCACATGTTACTAGACTTTGGTAAGATGCAACATCTCCTTGAGTAAAACTTTCAAGGTTTAGTGCCAATATAGGACCTCTTGAAAGGGCTTCGATACAAGATCTGTGGAAAAACATTCCCTTTTTTTCTAAACTTTTATCAATGTTTCCAAACACATTAGTAAGAGTTTCAACTGAATCAATCAAAACTGGTGTGTTGTAAGGACCTTTTTTAGAGTGACCTACCATTAATCTAAGAGTCTCGACATTTATATTTGCTGTCTGAGATTTATCAAACTCAAGTCTATAAACTCCTGAGCTCTTAAAATTTAATAATTGCGGACTTAGTGCCATAATTTTAAGTGTATTTTTTTTCTTTTATTATATATCTAAATTAAAATGGATTTTATCCCAACAAATCGTATATGTCATACTGAAGGTCTCCACTTGTTTCATTATTTTTATATAATATTTTCTCCATGAGAGAGTGCTTTTCAGGCTCTATAATATCTAATAGTTCTTCAACATAATCGGCATAATCAACTGTTGTAAAAAATTCGGTTGCGGTAATGCATGTCATGATTGAATCATCATTTCCCATCTGGGCTCCATAACTTCCGTTTTTAACAATTCCAAAAAGACTTGCCTCTTGAACTGTTTGAATGTCATTTATTTTAACACGATTAATTTCTATAAACTTTTTAAAGTTTTGGCAAAACACTGATTTATTATCAGATTTAAGTCGTATTCCAGGTTTTGGTGCTTTTGCATCATGCCTGTGTTTAAATCTTAGGACCAATTCATCTTCAAATTCATTTCGACCTGGGAAAACCGTTGAAAGGTATTGCAATAAGATACTTCCATAAGTATTATATTCAATAATCAATTTAACGTTTTCAGCATTAAATACATCGAGGGCCAATATGTATAAGATTTTTGCAAAATCTTCGATTGGATGCTCATTACTTCGGAATATTCCAACCTGATTAATCCGGAAAAAATCATACATCGCTCCTGGATTAATATAATTTTCTATGTCTTTATCCGGAAGCGGTTCAACTTCAAACATATTTATAACTGAATAGTCTCCTCCATTTCCTTCTGCAATATCAACAGTGAATAGATAATATTTTTCTTCGTTTCCAGCCTCTTCAATATCAAAACTTGGATTGAATGAAAGGAATCCTTGAGTATCGATGTGGGCATTTTCAAACTCTTCAATGTCGTGCCAAATAAATTTCTTGGCGTTTTTTCGGATATTTTTCATAGTACCAGGACTTAATAATAAACTGGATGAACTTGTAAACTCATTTCCATATTGTCTATTAAAAGCATCTTCAGAACCTAAGTTTCCAAGTTCTCTTTTATACCAAGCATCGTCCCTGTCAGGATGTTGCCACCAATCTATTCGGGTTGCTTTATATTCATTAAGTCCCTTTTCAGCATCGGCATAAATTTCATAGAACTTATTAAATCCATTTGGTGTAGAGGTAATATTAATCCTCGAAATCTTCGATGCAGAAAGCGTAGGGTAAACGTTTTCATAGAATGAGTTTACAATCGTTGGGTGAACGTGAGCAAACTCATCAAGATATAAATTGTGAATAGTAAAACCAATACCTGACTTAGCTGTAGTTGACTGACCAACAAGTCTACAACCATTATCAGCCCTTACGTTCATTACGTCATATTTGATAATTCCCGGCTTCATAAAGAATGGAAGGTTCTCAATTACAACTTTAGCCTTGTCAATAATCTCTTTTGTTGATTCAGATTTATTTGCAAGTAGTAGGGTTGTTTTGTCATAGTTAAATGTAAGGTACCATGCATTAAAAATACTGGCAGTTACAGTTTTACCCATCTGTCTGGATGCTAAGACAATATTAAA